GAACCGCTCCGTAGACTGGGCTATGACCTTTCTCAGGCTCGTCTGGAAGCGATTGCATTGAGCCTTGGTATCGATAAAGCTGTGGCAAGCATGACCCAGGCTGAAAAGGCTGAACTGCGTTACTACGCAATTATGACTCAGGTCACAACTGCTCAGGGCGATATGGCGAGAACGCTGAACGCTCCTGCGAACCAGCTTCGTGTGTTAAGATCGCAGTTGTCTGTCTGTGCCAGAGCATTGGGTAGCATCTTCATCCCAGCGTTGAACGCAGTATTGCCTTACGCTATTGCACTCGCAAGGATAGTTCGAGAATTGGCGGTCAGTATCGCAAGTCTGTTCGGCTTCTCTTTGCCTGAAGTGGACTACTCCGGCTTGGAGGGTGTGAGCGGTGGAGCATCTGATTTGTCTGAGTCCTTGGACGAAGCGAGTGGAAATGCGAAGAAACTTAAAAAGACTTTGCTGGGTATCGATGAACTGAACCTGATGACCGATAACAGTAACCTCGGTGGTGGAGGTGCAGATGTTGGCGGTGGTGGAGGTGGTTTTGATTTTGAACTCCCCGAATATACATTCTTTGATGAAATCGAGGACAATGTTAGCGGGGTGTATAAGAAACTCAAAAAGCTGCTCAAGCCCATCGGTGACATCATGGATTTCCTATGGGATTACAAGGAGATTGTCGGTGCGGGACTGGCTGTCGTTGCCCTTGGGAAGCTGTGGCAAGTCATTGTGACCTGGTGGTCGAGTTTCAAAATGCTGGGATTGGTCGATGCATTCATTACTGGCTTCCAGTTGATTAAGGTCACGGGCGGCAATGTGTTTCAATCTTTGATTGGCGGTATCGACAATGTCCGAATGAACCTGACTGGTATTCAGAAAGCAGCGATTGTTGCAGTTGCTGGTTTCTTAGAGTTCGGCGTGATCCGTGATTGTGTGTACGATCTCTCGGTTGGGTGTGAAAACGCCACAGCGAAGATTGTGAGCATAGGAGTTGCCGCAACAGCGGCTGGAGCCGCCATGTATGTTGCTCTCGGTCCGGGAGGACTGGCACTTGCCGCAATCATAGGTATAACTGCTGCGGTGGTCGGCTTCGGAGAAGCACAGACTGCGTTGCGTAAGGAATTGGTGGATGCTGAATTTTTCGATGGCGTGGGTATTTCATTAGATGCCTATAAGTCGAAGATGGAAGCGTTGACCGAACAGTTTAGCACGCAAAATGTCCAGATCGGGGAATGGAAGGAACAGCTTGCATCGAATGGGCAAACAATCGATGAGATAGCCTTGAAGATCCAGACATTGAGTGGAACCTTGGGTTCTACTGGTGTTGTTACGCAAACCGAAATCGATGAGATCAAAGCCCAGTTTAACTCCCTGTACGAGTGTGTTCGTGAAAACATGACGCTCTCGGAGGAGGTAATTTTGACCGCATTGGTAGGGGCGATGCAGAGGGCTACTCCCGAAATCGCTGAACAGATTGACTTACTGATCGGTGAGTACCAACGCTATGTTCGTGAAACTCAAGGTAGAGCCGAGGAATTGAAATCTCTCATTGATAATGGTTATGACGAGTTGATTGGTAAGTCGAAAGACGATCCTGCGTATCAAGAAATCATGACAAACATCAATGCGTGGTATTCGGAACTCGGATATCTTTCCGGCAGTATGTCCGATGCGGGTTGGCAATGGCAACAGACGGTTACAGATTTCAATAACAACGAAATCGATTTCGGTACAAGTGTTGAAGATGTGACCAGCACATTGAGTGAAATTGCCACTTGTGGTCAAACTGCTTTGTCCGATCTCGCCGTTGCTCGTGATACTGTTTTGAAGCAGATTGATGAGCAGATAGCATACGCCGCAAAGTACGGTTCGCTGGAAGAAGTGGAAATGCTCGGTGATATTCGTCAGAGCATCGAGGACGATTATGCGGCTCAAGAGGAAGCCATCAAATCCGAACTGAATACCATTTTCGAGTCCATTCAGGAAGGGATGATCGGAGAAATCTCCGACACGAAAGACGCCCTTGAAAAAGAATGGGACAAAATGAATTGGTTCGAGCATTGGTGGTATGACCACGATGAGGAGAAGTATGTTCGTCAAGGCTTGCAGGATCTGCAAGGTCACATCGATACAATTTCCGATGCCATCCAAGGTCACATGGATACGCTTGAAACGAATGGTTCCACTTGGGCAGACGATGCCATGCGTGGAATTATCGATAAGCTGTTCGAGAGTAAGGTCACTCGCAATGATTTGACGGGATCCACCACACGGTATTCTTACGCTACCGATCTCGAAAGTGCTATCGAAGCGGTGTTTGCTGAACTGGAGGCATCTGGTAAGAAAGCATCTTCTTCTGCTGGTGAGGAAATCACAAACGGTTTAGGCGAAGGTATTTCCAGCGATGCTGCGATGGGTGCTCTTAAAAGTGCTGCCGGAGCTATTGTCGATGCTGCCGATGAAGCCGTTCGGGACGCTGCTGACATCAATTCTCCCTCTAAGCTGTTTGCAACAGAGGGCGGGTATATGATGGATGGATTGATTAAAGGCATCAAGGATAAGTTGACGGCATTGAAGGATGCCCTGACGAGTGTTGTTAAGACTGCGTTTGATACAGACAAGGCGTGGGACTACGGTTATAACTATGGTTCTTCTTTTGCCAAGGGACTGGTCAAGGCAATTAAAAACACTTCCTTCCCGACAATCAAGGGTACGGTAACTACTTCTGGTAGTTCCGCAAGTATTTCCTTCCAGGCATACGCTGCGGGTGGTTTCCCCGATGTCGGTCAGATGTTCGTGGCACGAGAAGCGGGTCCAGAGTTGGTCGGTACTATCGGCAACAAGTCTGCCGTTGTCAACAACGATCAGATCGTAGCATCCGTATCTCAGGGTGTCTACGAAGCTAACTCGGAGCAAAACGCTCTGCTCCGGGAGCAGAATAGTCTGCTGAGAAAGCTGCTTGAAAAGGATACCAATGTGACCGCTGTTGTGGGCACAACGGATGTCATCGGTGGCTTTGAGCGTAAAAACAGACGGGATGGCAGAACTGTCGTTCCTGTCGGGTACTAAAGGAGGGATGACTGATGGCTCTTTACGATGAGAAAAACCCTATAAGGTCTGTCGATGGAAAGTACATTAAGTGTCCCTCCTCGTACCTCTACAAGCTGGAGGATGTTTCTGCTGCGGACGCAGGACGAACCGAAGATACGATGATGCATAAAAAGCGTATCGGTCAAGTCATCGGTATCGAACTGTCGTGGCAGAACATCACCACGGCTGAAGTGTCCGAGCTGCTGAAAGCGTTTGACCCGGAGTACATCGAGGTCTGTTATTTGGATGCCAAGGAGGGCAAGTTCATGACTTCCCAGTTCTATGTCGGCAACCGTTCCGCACCTCTGTATAACTCCCGCATGGGCGTTTGGCAGAATGTGTCCTTCAATATCATTGAAAGGTCGGGTGCGTAACTATGGCATATCCGCTTTCCTCTACGGCACTCGACCTTTTCAAGGCTCCTTATCGCCAAGTGGTGTCCATCTCCCTGGAAGGTACGGAGCAGTCCCTTGAGATCACAGAAGCCAACATCCCTTCCGGCGGCATCTCTATCAACAGATATTGTGTGTCGGGATCCCGGATCGAGATTGGCTCTGTGATCGCATCCGAACTGGTGCTGACGCTGGACAACAGCGATGGCAAGTATGACGATGTGATTTTCGAGGGAGCGGAACTGAATGTCCGGCTGGGAGTTAAGAAGTGGGATGCGAAGTCTTGGGAAAAGGCTGATTTCCATTTCCTCCCGCTGGGTTATTTCACCGTGGACGAAACGCCCCGTATGCTGCGGAGCATTTCGCTGAGTGCCTTGGACAGAATGGTTCTGTTCGATAAAAAGGTGGACAACAGTTTACTTTCTTTCCCGATGACCGTTGACACGCTCTTGGGGCGTATCTGCGACATCTGCAATGTGGTGTGCGATACCAACATTGCTTTGTACCCCAACGCCCACTATGTGATTGAGGAACTGCCCCCGGACGAGGATTTGACCTACCGTCAGTATCTGTCCTGGATCGCTGAGATCACGGGTACTTGCGGGTACATGGACTGGAACGGACATCTCATCTTGAAATGGTATGAACCTACCGACACGGTTATCACCATGGCAGATCGGCATACTTCCGATTTACAGGAGAACGCAGTCACGCTGACTGGTGTTCAGGTGGTGGATGCCGAGGGCGAGGTCTACCTCGTAGGTGACGATGGATATGCGATCAATATTGAGTCCAACAGTCTTATCCAGAACAATTATCGGGAAGTCGCAGAAGCCCTTTACGGCGTTCTGGGTGGCTTCACCTATGTGCCGTTCTCCGCAACGGTCAAGCCCATGCCCCATCTGTATCCGTTGGACATGGTCACCTTTGTGGACAAGAAGGGCGTTCCTCATCAGACCATTATCACCGATACCACATTCTCTTTGAACAAAAGCACGATGCTTCAGGGTAAAGGTGAAACCGCAACGAAGAACGGGTATGCATCTGCAAATCCGCTCACGAAGCGAGAGTCTGCGATCATCAATTCCATCAAGCACGGGCAGAACGCAGCGATGAATGACCGCATCCAAACGGTGCTGGCATTCAACGAACTGATTTCTAATGCCTTGGGCTTGTATGTCACCCCGGTCGTGCAGCTCGATGGATCCACCATCTACTATATGCACAATCAGCCGTTGCTGGAGGAGAGTTCTACGATCTTTACCATGACTGCCAATGGCGTTGCATGGACAACCTCCGGCTGGAATGACGGGGAACCGATTTGGTCTTATGGTGTTACCTCTGCGGGCGATGCCCTGTTCAAGATGCTCTCTGCGGAGGGCATCGAGGTCAGCAAAGTCGGTGAGGACTACAACATCGAGATCACGCCCCGTGCGTTCAAAATCTACTACCGTAATATGCTGGTTACCAACATCGAAGCGGACGAGATGACCATCCCGAAAGCCGTGTTTGAGAACTACGCACAATGCGGAAAAATCCGATTCGCTCCATACAGTCGTGACGGTGAACTCATGGGTACGAATCTTATCTTTATTGACTGAGGAGGTGTTTTGAGTGGCAACAGGACTGTCTGGTAACTTTGAAGTTACTGGTACTAAAAATATGACCGCCCGTTTCTACTGGTCGGAAACCTATGACACCATTAAAAACACCCATGTGGTCAGTATCGATAAGGTGCAGATCAAGTCCAGTAACTACTACGGTTACACCTACTACCTCGGTAGTAGCGACCGAAATGGTTACATCAAGGTCAACGATGCACAGGTTGTTCGGTTTGATAACATTTTGGGTTCTCACAATGTGCGTCCCGGACGAAATTCCTACGATAACATCGATGCCGCTGGTAGCTTTGACCCCGCACCTTGGGAATCTCCTGCCATCACGGGTAATGCAAACGGCTCCTGTTCTGTCAAAATTTCCTTCAATTTTTCGGGTTATGAGATAGACCATGAGGGTGCGAACGGTTTCAAGATCAGCGGTGAGAAGACCATCACGCTGACCGTTATCGACCGAGTCGCTCCTACGGTGTCTTGCACTACCACCATCGATTCCACAACAGGCATGACCATCAAGGGCACTTCCTCCGTCACCTGTGATGTTTGGGAGTACAGCCTGGACAATGGTAGCACCTGGACTCAGTATTCTACGACCGCTGGAGCGAGTGCCGAAAAGAAACTCACGGGTCTGACCTCCCAGGTTTATTCCGTGAAGGTTCGAGCGAGAAAGCAGTCCAACCAGGTCAAGGGCACATCCTCGGCAGCTTCTACCGACCTTGTGGCTCCCACCGTGTCGTTTACGGTTTCCAATATCGCAGCTCACTCTGTGTACATCTACGCTACCAGTAATGTGAACTGTAATATCTGGCAGTACAGTACCGACAACGGAAAGACCTGGGTGCAGTTCTCTACATCCAACGGCAAGTCTGGAACAAAGACCGTTACGGGCTTGACTCCGAACACGGAGTATTCCCTCAAGGTTCGGGCGAGAAAAACCTCGAATAATCTGTATGGTACGAGTGCCACCGTCAAGGCGAAGACGCTCGGCGGTACGATTATTAACTCTGTGACAGCCTTTGATGCTTGTGCAGCATCTCCTGTCATCACGATGAACTGGACGGTTTACAACGCCACCTACAAGCACACGCTGCGGGTGAAGCGAGGTACAAGTACGATCCTTACTATCACCGGGTTGACCGCCAGCGAGGGTACGATCAACACCACCGTTACGCTGACTGCCGCTCAACGGAAAACGCTGTTGCAAGCGATGACCGATGTCAAATCCTTCACAGCCACCTTTGAGTTGACCAGCTTCGATGGTACTACCCAGATCGGTGATGCTTCTACGAAAAATGCTACTATCCGCACTACCGCAAGTCGATGCAATCCTACCTTCAACGGTTTTTCCTTCTTGGATAACAAGAAGACCACGACCGATATGACCCTGGATAACAGCATCATGATTCAGAATCAGTCCGATTTATTGGTCACTTGCGTAGCGGGTACGCCGAAGAACGAAGCCACCATCGCAAAGTATTCGGTCACCATCGGTGATAAGACCGTTGAGTCCACCACCGTGACAGTTCGCTTTGGTGCAGTACCGATCTCCGGCAGAGTGCAAATGACGGTAGCCACCATCGATTCTCGTGGTTATTCCGCATCCCGAACTCAGTATGTGACCGTCATCCCTTATGAGGATGTCCGGCTTGACTACTGGTATATTCGCCGTATCAACGAGGTCGAGGAGATTACGAACCTCATCCTGGAGGGTAAGTATTCCCCGGTCGAGATCGATGAAACGGAGCGTAATGCAGTAACCGCTTTTGAAGTTCGTTACCGCAAGAGTGTGGAGTCTAACAACTGGAGCGGATGGGAAAGCGTAGCGATGGAAGCTACTGCCGGAAATTTCGTGTTCAACAGTTTTGAGTTCGGCTCCTTCGATCCCGATTACGCTTACGAAATCCACATAACCGTGAGTGATCTGCTTACCACCTCGGAAATCTATCTGAGTCTTCCGAAGGGTACGCCCCTGGTGGCGTATCGCTCGAAGAAGGTTGGTATCAACAATGCTCACCCCGAAAGTGCCTTGGATGTCCTCGGTGATATCCGTCAAAATGGCGAGGGCGTGCTGGGTTTTGTAGGTATCCTCGATGCGGATTTCGATACTATCTTCACGGGCGGTATCTACTGGTACGCCGCCGCTTCGGCTCTCGACAATGCCCCTTCTACAAACAATGGTTTCCTGGTGGTCTTGGCATTCGGGAGCAATGTTATCCAAATCTTCGTGGACGGTACATCTCTCAAGATGCGTTCTTACAAGAGCAGTAATGAGGAATGGAGTACATGGAGTGAAAATTAAAGGAGGGATCAACTTTGGCTCAGATTATCAAAGAGATAACTGTTGATGTTGCGAAACGAAACCTGTTCCAGGCTATCGTGGCAAAGCAGCACGACACTAACTCTCGATTTCTGAAGGTCACCCTTGAAAACGAGGGTGCGAAAATCACGGTTGAAACCAGTAGCGTTGTCGTTATCAACGCCAAGAGAGCCGATGGGAGCGCAGCCGCTTTCTCTGGCTCTGTCAACGAGGATGGTTCTGTCACCGTCCCGCTGACTCCTTGGATGCTTGAACTTGATGATCTCGTCAAGTGCGACATCTCTGTGGTCGATTCCGAATCCCGCAAATTGACCTCCACCTCTTTCGAGTTGGAAGTCGAAACCGCTGCTTACGGCGATGACGAAATCACCGAGGACGAGAACTACGACCTCTTGGTGAGTCTGCTAAGTAGCGTTGCGGATGTGACTGGTGAATGCCAGACTGCAACTCAAGCGGCAAATGTCGCTATCGCCAATGCCGAAGATGCTACCACGGCAGCTCTTGCGGCTTCCCAGGAAGCACAGGGCGTTGCATCTCATCTGCCGATGATCTCGGCAAACGGCTACTGGATGCTGTGGGATACCGAAACTGAGTCCTATGTCGAGTCTACCTACTACGCCAGAGGTGAGAACGGCGGTGCTGACGGATTGTACATCAATCCCGATGACGGTCTTCTGTACCTCACGCAGAACGGTTCTCTGCTGGGTGAGGGCATTGCTCTCCCGGATTCGGGTACTGGCTTTGATGCGATCACCTTCGATGAGGGCGGTTATCTGCACATCCAGCTTGAGGGTGAGGATGTCGTGGAGCCTGTCTACATCGGCACGGGTGGTGGCGGTAGCGATTACGGATCCACGCTGAGAGTTGCCAACAAGCTGCCCTCTAAGAAGTTCACCGTTATGAATACCGCCGAGAAAGTCCCCATCATCGTGGAGATCACCTCTACGGATAGCGTGGACGGAAGTCCCACGGGTGATGTAACGGCTGAATGGACAGTCAATGGTACTCGTGTCGATATTGAGTCTGTGGAACAGGGTGAGTATTCCTGGGATGCCAAACCTTATCTGGTAGACGGTACTACCAATGAGGTCAAGCTGTATGTGGAAGATGCCTACGGTAATAACCGTACCACCACCTACACCGTCAGCGTGAGCGTATATGGTATCACCTGGAACCTTGCGGATATGGCAAACCATGAGAGCGGCTCCGTCAATGTCCGTCTGATCGCTACTGGCTCCGGCACTAAGAAGGTGGTCGTTGCTCTTGACGGTGTAACGATTGCTGAAAAGTCCGTGACCATCGATGGCGGTACTGTGATGGTGACTGTGAACCCGCAGTCCCATGGTGCTCATACGATTACGGCATACATGGAAACCACCGTTGACGGTGAAACTGTGAAGACCGATATGCTCCGGCATACTGGTATCTGGCTGGCAAGTGGTAATTACACGCCCGTTGTGGCTGTGTACAATCCCGCCATTTCCACCACGCAGTTTGCTACCACCCTGGTGCAGTACATGGTCGTAACCCCCGGTATCGAAACCTCCTCCGTTCAGTTGATGGAGGGCAATAAGGTCGTATCCGAACTGACCGTTGATCGTGCCATTCAGACATGGTCTTACAAGGCTACTGCCGTTGGTACGGTCGAACTGAGCATCGTGTCTGGTGACTCCAGCGAGGACATCACGCTGACCGTTGCTTCCATCGGATACGAGATCGCTCCCATCACCGAAGGTCTGGTATTCGATATCAACCCCGAAGGTCATGCCAATACGGAAACCAACCGTGGTGAGTTTGGTTATACCGATGGCTCCGGGGTAAACCATCCGTTCACCTTCAGCGATAACTTCGACTGGGTCAACGGTGGCTTCCAGTTGGATGCCGATGGCGTTACCGCTTTCGTGGTCAAGCGTGGCTGTTATGTCGAAGCTGACCGCAGCTTGTTCAACGACAATGCGAAGGAAGACGGTAAGCACATTGAGATGATTTTCAAGTCTTCCATGGTGCGTGACACCACCGCTGATATCATCTCCTGTATGTCCGGCGGTATCGGTCTGAGAATGACCGCAGAACACGCCACGCTGTCTTCCGAACTGAAGAACTGCGTGACCCCGTACTGCACCGATGAGAAGATCGAGATGTGCTACAACATCGAAGCTGAGTCCGAAGCTAAACTGGCAACGGTTTATCTGAAAGCGGCTCCGTCCCGTGCTTTGGAGTATACCTCCGATGACCGCTGGGCACAGAGTTCTCCCGCCAAACTGCGTATCGGTTCCGAGGAAGCCGATGTCTGGATTTATCGTATCAAGATGTACGGCAACGCTCTGACTCGCCGTGAGGTTCTCGCAAACTACATTGCGGACTGTGCGGATGTTTCTGAGATGGTTGCCCGTTACGAGCGTAACGACATCTTCAATTCCGATGGTTCCATCGACATGACGAAACTCCGTCAGCGGAACACCAAACTGAGAGTCATTCATATCAAGGGCGATAAGATGACCACCAGCAAGGACGATGACGGTGAGGTCACGGTGGATGTGGAAATGTGGTACACCGATGGTGGCGAGGAGCATCACTTCATCGCAACGGGTGTCACCATGAAAGCCCAGGGTACTTCCTCTCTGGAATACATTGCCGCCGCTCTGAACCTCGACCTTGACTTCTCGGATGCTACATCCTGGGTCAATGGTAAGGGTGAAGCAATCACCACATACGCATTTAGCGATAAAGCTATCGGTGTGAATTACTTCAACCTGAAAGCCGATGTCGCTTCCTGCGAAAAGGCAAACAATGTTGTCAATGTGGAACGCTATCACCGTTTCAATCCCTTCGTGTTCAAGGGTAAGGCTGTGGATCCTCGCATCCGTGATACCATTGAAGGTCATCCCTGTGCGGTGTTCTTCACCAACACCAGCAACGCCACCATTACGGTGGGTGATCGTACTCTCGCCCCCAATGCTACCATGCTGTACTTCGCTGGTAACATGAACAACTCGAAGAAAAACTTCGCTGTGTTCGGGCAGGATAACACCGCTTATCCCGATCAATGCTGTGTCGAGGTCATGAACAATAACGATGCGGAGTGTCGCTTCAAGACCCCCATTGATAATTCCGGCAACTGGAAAGACCTCTTTGAGTTCCGCTTCCCGAAAAATCCCACCGCATCCATGATCGCTCGGTTCCATGAACTCCAGAACTGGATCGTCAGCACCGACACGACCGCAGCTACGGGCGATTCCCTCGGCAGGACGGTAACCTACGGTGAGAAGGACTCTCTCGGCAACGAGATCACCTACACCACCGATTCCGCAGCATACCGCAGAGCGAAGTTCATCCACGAGGTGGGGAACTACTTCCATACCGACAGTCTTGACTTCCATTATCTGTACACCGAGTTCACCTGTGGTGTGGATAACCGTGCGAAGAACACCTTTATCAGCTACGAACCCGATGTCAACGGCGTGTGGAAATGGTGCTATCGCAACCATTACGACCACGATACTGCCTACGGCAACGATAACTCCGGCGGTCTGACCTTCGAGTATGGTCTGGAAGACACCGATGTGGTGGGCGATGCCTATGCATTTAATGCTTCTGACTCCGTGCTGTGGTGCAATGTGAGAGATTTCCGTTCCGCAGAACTGGCTGCGATGTTCAAAAATCGTGAAGCCGTGAACTGCTGGGATGCCGATCAAATCCTCGCTGAGTTCAGAGAATATCAGTCTGCCCGTCCCGAAGCCCTTGAGATGGAGGACGCTCACAACAAGTACATCAATCCTGTGGCAGAGCGTTATCGTTCCATGATGCTGGGTACTAAGGAGTATCAGCGGTTCTACTTCATCCCGAAGCAAGCCGCTTACATGGCTTCCAAATACCGCAGTAGCCTGTGTACCGAGAACAAGATCACTCTCCGTACCAATGTTACGGAAGGTTCTACTGCCAAGGGTGATATCTACGGTGTCGTTCCTTCTATCAAGATGTATCTGCGTTGCCAGTTTGGTAACATGGGCGAGTTTGTCGTTCGTGCCAACGCTGGACAGGCATACACCATGGAATGCCCGGATGGCTCCGTGCTGAATGACCTGGAAACCTACATCTTCACCTCCAAGTGGATCTCCGAGGTTGGCTCTCTGGCACATCTGCGACCCAAGTTCGTGGACTTCTCCAACGCTCCGCTCCTCAGACGGGCTGAGATCGGCTCTGCCGATAGCACGCTGGTGAACACCACCATGAACACGGCGAACACGGGCGGTATCAACTTCGATAACAACCCGTTGCTGGAGTACATCGATCTCCGCAACATCCCGTATCTGGCACAGCCCCTCGACCTGTCGAACCTTGCTTCTCTGGAAGAACTGTATACCACAAACTCCGGCATCACGGGTGTCACATTCGCAAAGGGTGCTCCTTTGAGAATCGCAGCTCTGAATAGCCCGAAGCAGTTGGTGGCACTCCAGTTGGACAAGATCGAGTCCTTCACTATGGGCGGCGGTGCATTGACCAGCATTCGTGTGGAAGGTAGCCCCGCTATCGACACGCTGAAGCTGATTAAAGCCGCAACTGCTCTGGAGAGAGGTCGTTTGCTGGATGTTACCTGGGCTGACTCCAACCCGGATGCAATCCTCATGCTGACCACTAAGGCTGGCTTGGATGAGTTCGGTAAGGATGCCGAGGTATTCGTACTGACTGGTACTGCGGCTGTCACACAGGCGGCTCAGAGCGACATCGACACGATCCGTGCAACCTTCCCCGATTTGGAGGTCAGTTGCTCCGAGTATCTGGAGAGTTTCACCGTCACCTTCGTTGATTACGATGGCACGGTGCTGAACACCCAGACGGTTCGCCAGTATGGTGCTGCTGTCAACCCCATCACGGCTGGTTTCATCTCCACTCCCACGAGAGAGTCCACGGTCGATACGGTGTTCACCTACATTGGCTGGGATGTGTCCTTCAACTACATCCTGGGCAACACCACCGTCACGGCGAGATATTCCGAAGCAGTTCGTACCTACACCGTCAACTGGTGGCGGGATACGGCTCATACGGAACTGATCGCAACGATCTCCGGCGTGGAAGCCTACTCCGGCGTTGATTACCCCGGTGATCCTCTGGTATCCGATACGGGTGCAATCTGGATGGGCTGGGATGATCTGACCACGAGCGTTGTGTCCGACATGGATGTCCACGCTGTTTTCGTCAGCCCTGTGATGCCCGACACCGTAGCATCTGGCTATGATTTCCTGTATTCCGACAATCCCCAGGATAACAGCGGTTACACCCTTGCTGAGTTCTACGGCATTATCTCCACGGGTAACGCCAAGAGTTACTTCAAGGTCGGTGACAAGGTGAAGATCGTTCCCTCCACCACCGCTTTCAAGGATAGGGAAATCACCCTGGCGGTGTATGGTTTCAATCATTACAAGCTGGCTGATGGTAGCGGCGAGTTCGCCCCGGTCGTATTTGGTATGGTCGGTTTGATGAACGCAAACTATCAGATGAACAGCAGCAACACCAATGTCGGCGGCTGGGATGCATCTAAGATGCGTACCTACCTGAACGAAACCGTCTTCCCGGCTCTGCCCGTACAATGGCAAGCCATGATTAAGAAGGTTGAGGTGCTGGCATCCGAAGGTGATACCTATCCCACGATCCTCACCTCCGAGGACAATCTGTTCCTATTCTCCCAGGCAGAAGTTGGTTTCAACACTACCTCCGTCCCGTACTGCGATGAGGTCGATCCCGATGCAGAGGAAATGACATTCAGTATCTTTACTGATAACAATTCCCGCATCAAGAAGACCTACAACGGTACGGGTAGTGCAGCGAACTGGTGGTTGCGTTCTCCGAATGCATCCGGCAGCACCAACTTCGTCAGTGTGTACTACAACGGCAACTCGACCAACCACAACGCCAACACCTCGTATGGCGTGTCGTTCGGCTTCTGTGTTTAATCCTGTATCTAAAAATCCCACCCCCTTGTGGGGTGGGTAACAGGAGGGAGGATATATGTCTGTACCAAGAGCTGCTCGTAATGAGTCGGAAATGGAGTTCTTACATAACGCACGGGCTTTGTTGGAATTCACCTTGCGTAGATGTAAGAAAATCCCCAAGCGTTTCACTTTCACGCTGACCACCCGAATAGTCGAAACAGCGTGGGGCATCCATGATGCTGTAATGGAGGGCAACAGCACCTATCCGACCAATGCTCATGAGGTTCAAGTCCGTAGGGATCACTTCCTCAGAGCGAAAGCCCTTTTACACACCCTCATCGGTCAAATCGAGATGGCGGGCAAGTTTGCTCCTATTGACGGTGAAACCATGCGAGAGTGGGTATCTCTCATCAGCAAGGAGATCGGTCTTATCAAGGGCGTTCTCGATGCCGATAAACGCAGATACAAATATCTGCTTCAATGAATTTCATAGGTTATGCTCTGTAAATTTTGAGTGCAGCGAACTGGTGGTTGCGTTCTCCGAATGCATCCAACAGCACCAACTTCATCAATGTGAACAACAACGGCAACTCGAACAACAACAACGCCAACAACTCGAATGGCGTGTCGTTCGGCTCCTCTCCCGGTGTTCGGCTTCTTCTTGGCAGACAAAGTAACCCCCGTGGTGAAATCTGGCTGAGAGGGAGAGAAGGAGAGCATGACCTTCCTACCAAGGTAAATAAAGACTTCGATAAGTCCGGGCGGACGCTGCTTGCATGGTATCGGTTGATGGGTGATCTGATATTTCATGCCCGGTGACTTTAGGTGGTTAGTGCAACCCATCCGAAAAACCATACGAAGTGGGCGATTTCCCTATGACGAGTGAAGAAAGACACGAATTGCGATACCAACGCCGTAAAGCTGCACGAGCGAAAGCCAAGATAGCAAAGTGGGCTGATGCGGATAATTACGAGAAGGTTTTCACATACGAAAATCTGTACAAAGCCTATAAGAAATGCCGTAGGAATGTTTCGTGGAAAGCCAGCGTTCAACGGTACATCTCACAAGCACCGCTGTATGTGTACAACACATGGTGGAAGCTGAACCACGGGACTTATAAAAGCCCGGAGTTCTTCGAGTTTGATATTTTCGAGCGTGGGAAGAAACGGCACATCCGTAGCACGATTATAGGTGAGCGAGTTGTTCAGCGTTGTCTGTGCGACAACGGTTTGGTTCCCGTGGTGGGTAGCACTTTCATTCATGACAACGGGGCGTGTATGAAGGACAAGGGTTACGATTTCGCTGTGAGAAGGATGAAATGCCATCTGGAGAAACACATCCGAAAGCATGGTTCCTCCGGCTATATCTTGATTGGCGATCTCACCTCGTTCTTCGACAATATCATGCATTGGGCTGTCATGAAACTCCTGCGGAAAGATTTCCACGACCTTCGTTTACTTGGTTTAACCGAGGACATGATTAAGCAGTTTGATCCCGACACACCTCCCGAATCCCGCAAAGGTCTTGGGCTGGGTAGTCAGATCAGTCAGCTTCTCGCTCCTGCGGTGGCAAGCACTCTCGATCATTATGTGAAAGAGGTTCTGCGGATCAAGTATTACGGGCGGTATATGGATGACTTCTATCTCATCCACGAAGACAAGGAATATCTGAAATTCTGTCGGGAGCGGATCCGGGAGAAGTGTGCAGAGTTGGGTCTGCAACTGAGTGAGCGAAAAACTCATATCATCAAGCTGACCCACGGCTTCACATTTCTCAAGGTACGGATGTTTGTCACACCGACTGGGAAAGTCATTCGTAAGATTCACCCGTCCAGCATTGTACGCCAGCGGAGAAAAATGAAGAAATTGCAACGGCGGTATCTCGCCGGGAAGATGACCTATCGGGATGTCTACAATTCTTTCCAAAGCTGGAGCAGTCATGCGAAGCGGTTCAACGCACATCGCACTCTGAACAATATGGAAATTTTGTATGCTCAATTATTCATATCAAGGAGGTAACCACAATGCTGTATATCAAGGTAATCAAGGATGATGTCGTTACTGCTGTGGAAGCACATCCCACTCCCGTGTATGTGTACAAGCAGTCCAACGGCGTGCTGGTGAGATGCACCGAGCGGAAAGCCCAGGGCATCCTGTCGCTGGACGGTAGTACCATCTACCAGCTTTACGACAAGGAGCCGTTGCCCAACGCACCGATCCTCGCCATGGTCATCACCACTACCGAGTATCTCACCCTGGTGGATACTTTGGTGCAGGAGGATCCCGAAGACACCGCTCCTGAAACACCCGAAGATGTCACCCCGGAGGAGGTGCTCACCCGTGCGGAACTGACCGCAAAGGTCACCGCTCTGGAGGAAGAACTCGCCGCTGCGAAGATTTTGCTGGGGGTGGAGTAAATGACCCTCTTGGAACTGGCGTATAAATTACGCCCTTACATCGAAAAGGCGGCTCAGTTTCTTGATGACAAGGATGCTCTGGAAGCCCCGTCCCTCTATCCCAAGTGGCAGGAGGGTATGGCTTACACCGCCGGGTTTAGGGTTCGCTACGGCGATACTCTGTATTCCGTGCTGTCGGAACATACCAGTCAGTCCGACTGGACACCCGATGTAGCACCTTCGCTGTATGCAAAGGTTCTCATCCCCGATCCCACCGTCATTCCCGAATGGGAACAGCCGGAAAGCACGAACGGTTATATGACCGGGGATAAGGTTATGTACAACGGCACGGTATATGTCAGTCTGATCGACAACAACATTTGGAGTCCTGACGCTTATCCTGCTGGCTGGGAAGTCGTGATCGACTAACTACGGTAGGAAGGAGAGGATGTGAAATGTATGTGAGTGTCGATACGATACTGACTGCGAGTGCTGTTGTGGGTGCTGTGTCTGCCTTTGTCACTCTGTTCTGGAAGCTGTTCAAGTGGATTGAGCATCAGAAGGAACAGGATGCAACGATCGCTGAGATCAAGGAAGACATGAAAATGCTGAAGCAGCGGCATCATGACGATGTGCATACCATCCAGGAGGAACAGACTCTTGTGATGTATGGACTCTTGGCTTGTCTGAAGGGCTTGCAAGAACAAGGGTGTAACGGTGCTGTCACCGAAGCAATCGGTAAGATTGATAAGTATCTGAACCAAAAAGCCCACGAAAACTAAGGAGGTCACCATCATGGAAGACATCAAGAAGACCCTCGGTTTTGACATTCCTGCCGATGAGGAAATCACCGAGGAAACCATCGCTGAACTGACTGACGGAAGGGGTGATGAGTAATGGCATATACCAACAGCCCCCTGGTGGCATACACCAAACTGAGTCCCAACCATTCCGGGCAGCGTAAGCACGCCATTGACACCATCACCATCCATTGCGTGGTCGGTCAATGCTCCGTGGAAACCCTGGGCAACATCTTTGCCCCCACCAGCCGACAGGCATCCTGCCAGTACGGTATCGGTGCGGACGGTAGAGTCGGTATGTACTGCGAGGAGAAGAATCGCTCCTGGTGTACTTCTTCCTCTGCCAACGACCATCGTGCGGTTACCATCGAGGTTGCCAGCGACACCAAGCATCCCTACGCTGTCAAGGATAATGTTTTCGAGGTGCTGATCGCTCTCGTGGCTGACATCTGCAAGCGTAACGGGATCAAGAAACTGGTGTGGTCTACCGACAAGAACGAGCGTGTCAATCACCTGAACGGGTGCAACATGACCGTCCATCGTGACTACGCCAATAAGAGTTGCCCCGGTCAGTACCTGTATGATCGCCACGGTGAGATCGCCCGTAGGGTCAACGAGCTGCTCGGCTCCGCTCCTGCGGAGGAGGAAAAGCCTGTCGTAAAGCCCTCCGAAATCCATGTGGACGATCTGGTCAAGATCGCTGACAACGCCACCTACTACAACGGCAAGACCGTCCCCGGCTGGGTCAAGGCTAAGAACTGGTTTGTCGTTGAGGTCGAGGGTGACAGAGCGGTCATCGATGACTCTGAGGATGGGAAGAACGCCATCAACAGTCCCATCTCGACCAAGTTCCTCACCGTGGTAAAACCCGCTCAGAACGGCTCTGAGAGCGTGGAGAAGGTCAAGCTGGAGAAGGGTACTGTCGTTACCTTCACGGGTAAGAAGCACTACGCTCACGCCAACAGCGACAATCCTGTGGCGTGCAAGCCCGGTAAGGCTACCATCACGCTGGATCCCTACATGAAGGGAAAGCACCCCTACCATCTGGTAGCGGTGAAGGGCGGCACTTCCAATGTCTACGGCTGGGTGGATGCTGAAGACATCTACGAAGCCAATGAGGTCGAGGAGTTCAAGCCCTATCTCGTCAAGGTCACCGCATCTGCCCTGAACATCCGCAAGGGTGCTGGCACGAGCCACGCCATTGTCGGCTGTATCAAGGACAAGGGTACTTACACCATCGTGGAGGAATCCAACGGCTGGGGTAAGCTGAAAAGCGGTGCTGGTTGGATTAGCCTCGCTTACACCAAGCGAGTCTGATACATTTTGAAAATTTAGGAGGTAAAAAGTATGGAATTCGTAACATGGGAAATGCTGGCTACTCACGCCGGGGCACTCGCAATGGTGCTGATCGTCACCCAGTTCACCAAGAACCTGGGCTTCATTGCTAAGATCCCCACTCAGGTGTGGTCTTACATCGTGGCTCTGCTCATCCTGTATCCCGCCAACTTCTTCATCGGTACTCTCACCGTGGAGAACGCCGTGCTGATCCTGTTCAACGGCATCATCGTGGCTCTGGCTGCGAACGGCGGCTTCGATGCTCTGAGCAAGACTTTCCCCGCATTGTTCAAGCAGAGCAATACTCCCAGCGAATAA